ATGACAATGTCATCACCGAGAAGGCAGTAGTGGAGAGTACTCCATCTTACATTAGCGAGCTTGGCTGCTTTCCATACCACAAAATGGTGTGAAAGAGCAAACGAGGCCCACGAACTGTAAGCCCCCATAGGGTTACCAACGGCGTATTTTACATACTCGTTGTTAAACTTAAAGGGACTTCCTACCATGACTCTTTCCCAAGCGTCTACGTAGGACGGTGGAAGTACTCCTTTTAAGATTCTGGAGATAAGAGCAATAGGGAATCTATCAGTGGCGGCTGTTAAGTCGACACTATAGTACACCTCATTATTCTTACCAAGAGAATCAAAGAAGGCACCTTGGCTGAAAGTTCGGTCTTGAGGGATTCTTTTAAGTATTTTGAACAACCAAAGATGTAACGGACGTAAAGCTGTTTGGGACCAAAAGTCCAAAATAGCGATTACGCGAGTTTTACCTTCGGGTGCTCTGATACAAGAAAGTTTCCTAACGAGACCCTTTCCTTTACCAAACGGCATGAACGGGATTACTCCTGCCATTGCTGTATAGTAATTGGAAAGCTTAAGCATGGATGCTTTAAGTCTATCACCGCCAAGGTTGGCAATGTCATCATATAGGGTAGTACCTATAAGATTGCCAAGGTCAACCATGGCATGCCACATAGCTTGACCGTTAGGTCCGGCTTTTGTGGTCATGTGATATCGTTTAAACATAAGTGCTTTTGGAACTCTACGAAAGGGATGTAATCCTAAGTCCTTCCAGAATAATCGGATATCTTCATCGGTAACACGATCCTGCAAAGCAGGCAAATCCTCTTTGAGAGGGGATGTTATCGAGTGAAGGTCCGGGTCTTCTGGAAGCCTGAGACATCTACTGAAAGATAAAACAGTGAGGAGAACTGCTAACTCTCTCGAGTTAGGAGAACTACTCCATTTATCTGGTAGAGATTTCAGGAACTTAGGTTTACCTTTTCTATCGTAAGCCACTCCCTCAATTCTTTCACCACTCCTGGTAAGGAAGTGGATAAAAGCAAGACGATGAATCTTACACCAATCGATGGTACTTTTAATACCACGAGAAGTTAAGACGTTTCGAATTTTAGAGAAGAGTGGACTTAGTTCACTGGGATGGCCATTCATGGGATAACTCCCATGGAGCCAGACCATGATGGACTGACTCTTACGTAAAGCATTTAATGCTCTTCTTAATTGTCTGTTCATCATTGATGTGAAGGGGAAGATTCTAACGGGATCTTCTTCCGATCATCTGATAACACGCGAAATACGCTGCCACGTAAGTGGACAACGTATAAGCTGTTATCCCCAGTGATATAGGGCAGAGTTCTTTTCCTTACGGAGCCTCACTCTGTGAGACAGGTACCAATGCTCCCGAGAAATCGGGCGGGGGGTACCCGTTATGTCCTCGAAAGAGG